CACGCCGACATCGAGCGCGCTGTAATCCAAAATAAATCCGTCAATTATAGGTTCTAGTGTGGTAAATGTTACTCGCCACCTGTTCGGGTTAATCGTCATAGCCACGCCAAAAATCTGCAGCGTTTTGGTTAGGCTCGATGAACCTGGTTGTGTAGTGGTAACGGTAATTGGGTCAAAATAATCTAGACCCAGCGCAGCTGCTATGCCTGCATCGTAGTTTTCTGTGTAAAGGTCTAGGACAATGGCATCGCATCGCACCGTAGTCTCGGCACGGCTAGCGACGTAAGCCAGGGCATAATCTAAGGCCACGGCATCGGTCTGCATTAAGAGGTCGCTTTGGGTGTAACTATGCAAGAAGTATTTGGCGATGCTTGCCGCATCTGTGGCCACCTGAGTAGTGCCACCTGTTCGGGTTACGTTGGCTTGGTTATAGATAAGCACATCATTAAGTACCCAGGCTGCATCAAAGTAAAGCAAGCCAGGGCCGCCGTTATCGGTGAATACGGTAGGGGTGGCTGCCACGCTCGATGAAGTTAGCGCCCGATCCTGAAATACAAATGAGCCTGTGGCATCTACATAAAATGCGCCGTACTCGCTTGTCGCTACCGTCTGACAAGCTGCTAAAGCCGTGCGAGCTGTGCCAGGGTCGGCTTGCATTGTGGTCAGCCCGGCATCGATGTCGCGCATTTCGGCTGGCCAGTCGATCTCATCTAAAATATCATCGATGCGAGCACCAGATAATTGCCCTGCGCTTGTGCCTGCCACCGTAGTAATCTGCGCATTTTGCAAAAGTCTAAAGGCATCCACAGCTGTAATGACACAGTAAGAAACATTGTCATTTGACTCTTGCGGCGTAAGAGTTTGATAGCCAGTAATGAAACCGCTGAAAATAGGGTAGGTTACGCCGTTATGGGTGGCGCTTATTTGTAACTTTCGCATTGGGTCTAAAAGCCCAAAATAAGGTGAGCTAGTGTTTTGGCTGTTAAAATCTCCGTTTTGATCGACAATACGCAGGCTGCACGTGCTTGTCTGAAATTGGTCAGCCTCAGCGTTGCGACCACGGCGTGTAGTAATGGCATCAATTTGGTTTGATACATCGACAATGACGGATGCACTATCTGCCAAAATGTTAGTACCCAAGATGCCAGTACCTAAAATCATGGCTTGGGCAAAACTTGGCCCGGTCGAAAAGTTAATGGTGGCGGTAAGTACTGGTACTGCCATTACAGCGCCCCTGCAAATGTAGTGCTATCGCCGTAGCGGTTAAGTTTTTGTAACGCACGCTGCATAGCCTCGGTTAGATAATCCTCAGTACCAACTGGCGTATTTATGGTTATGTTATTTACTTGTGGTGGTGAATACGTAAAGGATGGGTTGCTAGGGCTGTAGTCATATATGCCCTGTGGATTTCCTGCCTTTGGCATATTGCTTAGATCAGGTAGATCAGGCACGCTGCCACCGCCATAGACAAAAGATGGTGCGCTCGGTGTGTAGTTGTAGTTCCCGCCTGGATTGCCGATCGATGCCAAGCCTGCGCCTGCTCGCGCAGCTTCTTGTGCCAGGTATCTAAGTGACTCAGCCGCAGCTAGTTCAGCCTTCATCTTGGCTGCATTGGCTGTATCAAGTTCTGCCATGCGCTTAGCCGCGCTGTTTACATCCTCATCCATGATGGTAAGTAAGCTGCGGATCCGCGCCTTTTCAGCCTCATCCTTAGAGTTAGCCAGGGCTGTTTCTAGGTTGATGCGATCAACATCGAACTTCTTTTTTAGCGCATCAAGTTCGGACTCTTTCTTTTTAGCTGCTAACTCGGCGGCTGTAAGTTTCTGCTTTTCCTTTTCGGTGACATTTTGCTTTTTAATAGTACTAACGAGTTTGGCACGCTCTGCTTGCTCGGTTGTAAAGTACATCGAAGTAGGCGAGTAAGGAACGCCCTTACCTGTATTTTCGCCACGCATTTGGCTGCCTAATTGAGACAACTTGCTAATCTGAGCAAACACACTAAAACCAAATATCTTGCTTAGATTGGTTTCGTTAAAAGTTTTAGTTAGTGAAGCAAGCAGATAAATTGTATCGGCAGTGGCCTTGCCAAGATTTTCCATGTTATCGGTAGCAGTTTGGATGCCATCTGAACCACCGAGCAACGCGATGCTATCGAGTAAGCCTTTACCAATTTCCTCTTTAGCATTTTCTGTAGCAACCGTTAGGGCGGCCATCTGGCCTGCGTAAGTCTTAGTAGCAGCTAGAGCCTGGCCTGAAAATTTTTGGCTAAGTTCGGCCATGATTTTGTCCATGTCACCACTAGCAAGAGTGGCCTTAGATAAACCTGCGCCGAGCCGACTCAACGCTGTGGTCTGGCCTGAGAAGCCTTTGGACAGCGCCATTGAAACTGAGCCTAAATCTTTACCTGTACCCGCTGAGATCGATAGCGCAAGCTCTAACGCCTTTTGGCTTTCGGTAATTGATGAAGTGGCTGTGAGCAAGGTCTGAAATGCCGGGCGAAGCTCGTCATCGAGAACCTTGTAAGTATCCTGAAGCCGAGCTATAAAGCCTTCAGTTGCAATAGTGGCAAAACCGTTGCCAGTATTTTTAAGCGCAATCGCTAAAGACTTGGCAGCCTTTTCATCAGCTATAAATGCTTGTGAAGCAGCCTTACCAAACTGGGTAATTTTGCGTACTGCAAATGCTCCAGCAAATGCTTTACCTAAAGCAAGGGTTGTTTTCTGGAAAGAGGTTAGATCCTTCTGACCTTTTTTAAGCGCTGCGCCGTTCCATTTGGCTACGGCCGAAACAATTAGATTTGCCATTATGCAGCCAATCCAAAAGCGCTACTGGTATTTGTGGCGTTAAAGGTTGCCACGGCTGTATTTATCGCAAGCTGTACGCCGTGCGTAACTCTGCCTTGATCCTCTGACCAGGCTCTAAAAATTAAGCGACCAGTGTTAGCAGTTCGTGAGCTTCTTGATTGGTCATAGTTACCTACTAGCGGCCCCATTACTTCCATCAACTGACGGCCTGCGTTTGGGTTAAGGCTGTTGTTATCGCGGCGTGTGCCACTTTGAGTAAATGAACCGCCACCTTTAAGTCGCGCCTGGTGCGTTGTAGGCCTGCCGCCTAAGCCTGACTTACGGCCTGCGGTCTCATAGATCGCACCGCCTGCCGAATTGTTAGCAATAAAGTAAACAGCTTGAAAACCGTTGCGATTAACTTTGTTGGCACTTTGCTTGTAGATAATGCCCTTTTGGGTTTCACTTTGATCGTACTTTGGGAAAGCCCGGTATTTTCTAGTTTGCGGGCCAAAAGCATCTGCCTTCGTCCAGTTGCTAAGCATCTGAGAATTAGCAGGCGCGTAGCCTCTGGCCTTGTCTCTAATAGGCAGCATGGCGCTTTTAATCTGTTTGTTCATTTGCTTATTTAGATCGGGATCAAACTTGCGCATGGCTTTAAGTGTGCCTTGCACGCCTGTTATGTTTACTGGCACGCTCACGCTCCTTTGCTCGATCTCCTAATACCTGCAGTACTGCTTTAAACATAACCTCATCCATCGCCAGGACTTGATCGGGGCTTATCTTTAACTCGATGGCAAGAGATGCCACCAGGTATGTAAATGAACCCCGATCTATCCTTTTGGGCTTTCATCCTCAATTACCTCAACCGAGATAAGCGAGTTTAAAAAATCATCCCCAAATGGCGGGATAACTTCAGTACGCATTAGCGCGTTATGAGCCAAGAAATATAGATCGCTATTTTTCTCATGCTCGCGCAGCTGCTTGTACAGGCCTTGACCACAGTATTTTTCAAACGCGACCTCAACCACCGGGGTAATACTTACGATAGTTTCCCCAGTAGCCCTTACGATCTTTAGTCGTGCCATTGTTTGCCCCTTAGTTAAATGATCCTGAAGTTGCGTATGCAACCGCAGATGTGCAGGTAAAAGTCATAGATGACCGTGCAAAATCCTCTGGCCCACCTGTACCAACTGGGGTCAAATTATTGACCAAAATTGAGACGGTATATAAAGGATTGCTTGCGCTAATGACGGTTGCTGAAGCAGCGCGTACTGGCACGATCAAAGCAGTTACGGATGTACCGTAAGCAGCTTGTAGCGTTGCCTGTACCTTTGATGCTGCCCAATCATTTAGAAAGTCCACCTGTAGCGTGCTTGATTCTAGGCCTTTGGAAAAAACGTGAGATGAGCTGCCCATACTTGTGGTTTCTACCTCGTCAAAGGTTTGTGTCAGCGTAATGCTTGTTACGTACTCGCTTAAATCAACGGTGGCAATTTTCAGGCCAACGTTATTATCTAGATAAATTGCCATCGATTATTCCTCATCTTTCTTAGTAGTTGTAGCCCCTGGTACTGGCAGACCGAGTTTTTTTAGTACCTCTATATCTGCATCGGTTGGATATTTGTCTGCCATTTTTTTACTCCATTGTCGTTAGAACGGTTATTTGTAACTCTGCTGTCAATAAATCACCACTTGCTAGGCTCATAATTGACGGAGCAGAGAAAGAGGTAACACTAAATACGATCGCGCTATTTGATAGCTTGTTAAACACTGCGACCATTGTTTCTTCGATATCTTGTAATGATCCCTGGTTATCAAATGCCGGGATCGTCATAACAATCTTAAAGTTTGCCTGCGGGCGAATTGCGGTCTGGTTGAAATGGCCGTTAGCAGGGACTATGTAAGGATCGGCAGGCGCAACGATTACTGAGTTAGCCAGGATCGTTGGCGGTGGAAAACTAAAGGTTTGCCAAACTCCCGCGTTTGCTAAGGCGCTTGCAATAGTAGATCGAAGGGTAGTGATGGCCGCTGTCATGGCTATCCGATCATCGAAAGCGGGTTCATGTACGGCGCGATAAGGCCACGAATCTTGCCAATCATCGAGTTACCCATGCGATAAGGCGAGAAGCCCATATCTGGCCCGACTCCACCAGTTTGGCTGACCTGTCTGGCCTGCCAAATATCTACGGCCAAGATCATCGCGGCTTCGCGCACGCTAGCTGTGGCTGCGTAAGCGGTGGTCTTTGTGTCTGTACCAACGGCAGTGCCATAGGGCAGTACTCGTCTAAAGTTTTGGTTAGCAGCTGTCTTAGCAAATTGAATAAAACTAAAACCCTGGAGATTTTGGTAGAAAGCAAGCTGCGAGTTAAACGCAGGAAACATGCTTGATGTCCCAGCGCTAAAAGGAAATGTTGCAGTAACCGTTGCACTGCCATTAAAAGTTGAACCAGCCCCGGCAATAGTCACAGTTTCCCCAACTGTAAATAAACCAGGGTTGGCCAACATCACTGTCGCAACGTTATTTGCCAATGTTGTTCCCACAACTGGCGCAGAATCAAACCACAGGAAGGAATTGATTTGATCCTCTGCCGATTGACAACAGGTTTCTACGTCACTATCGGAATACAACGATCCGATTCCTAAATTTGCGCGCAGTTCTGCAACGGTTACATAAGTAGCGGCCACGTTGTACTCCTTTCTAAAGGGGGTCGGTGGGTGAAAGGGCTAGTCACCCACCGACTACTAGGGTGTGGATCAGGTTAGATTAAAACGGCGCAGACCACCCGCGAAAACGGCCTGAGCTGCAATATAACCATAAAGTGCAATTTCAATCTCGCCTGTTGTTGGCACGTTAGTAGCCAATGTGAGTACAGGAGATTCAAAAATTTCGATTGAACGTGGTTCGATAATGAACGCTGATTCATCGATTGAAGTTGCAACCATGTTTGGATCAACATAGTAATCAAGACCAAGCACGTTTCCACGGATTGATGTTGGATTAGCAGTACCGCCAGCGTTCATTGTAGTTGGCTGAGCGTTGTAAATTGGTCGGCCAGTTGTATCTGTTGAACCAAGAAGTGTTGTCCAGATAGATGTACCAGAAACGAAAGACTTAGCTGTGCGCTTTGTCGCGTTGTAAACGGCAGGTGATTCTGTTGATACGAACGAGATTAAACCTGCTGAGTCTGCTGCTGTTGCTGTTGCTTGTGTACCACCAGCTGTAATTTGTGCAATTACATATTGATCGGTTGCCTGAGCATAGGCATCACGAAGGTTAGCGAGCATGATTTCGTAAAAAGATGGATCTGATCTGTCGAGAAGCTCAACGCTGTAACGCTGAAATCCCATTTTCTTGATAACTGTGGCGTTTACATAAGCTGAGGTAATCGCTGTTGTACCTGTTGGATCTCCACCTTCGGCAACTGTCGCAGCTGTTGAGTTAGCAGTGATTTTTGGAATCGATACTGTCATGCCGTATGTGTTAAGCGCACGTGTGCCACCGCATGCTTCGATTACTGGACGATCAGCGTTAGTGTTCTGAGCTACGTCACGAACATAAGACACTGGTGAAAATGCCGGGTTAGTTGTAAAGCTGTCATCTGCGGCCTTTACGTAAAGACGTGAATCTTCATTACCAAGACCTGCGCGGATTGTGTGCTCTAGGTATGCGCCACCTGTTGTAATAGGTGAACGTACTGATTGGCTGTTTAGTGCTGAAGGAAGGATGATTGGGCGGGCTGCTTCAACTGACGGTGCAGCCGCTTCCTCGGTCTTATCCTCGTTAGGAGTTTCGGGAGCAGTTGTCACTGCGGCCTCGCTTTCTGTTTCGGTTGGTTGGTTTGTTTCTACTGCTTCGCTTTCGCTAGCAGCAATTTTTTGCACTGCCGCCGATTGAAAAGCGGGTGTCTCTACCAGGCTTACCTCTCGTAGGATTGCGGCAGTGACCAGGAGATAATCTTTTTCAGGCTTTGATGCTGTAACTTCCACACCAACGGATAAGCCATCCATCAATTGTTCCTGGGCTAGCAAAATCGCTTCTGAACCGCCTGCGCCTGCGCTCACTTTGAACTGCGCGTAAAGTCCATCGTCATTTGATTGGATGCTTTGCATACGGCCAATTGGTTTTGTGTTGTCGTGAGACATCAAAAGTTTTACCTTTGAAGTATTAGCAGCTGTAATACTGCCCGGCGCAAATACAACTTTGCCTGCGCTTGTATTGCCGACCTCGTTATAAGGCGCAATCTTGCCTGCAATTATGCGGCGCTCTGAACTATCAACTGCTTCGATTGAACCACTAAACGTTAAGTTCATCAGTTTCTCCATTTCCGTAAGGGGTCATGCTTTCCATCTCGCGTGCATCCTCAACATCGATCAAACCAAGTGCAAGCATTTTTTCGATTGCTTCTAGTCGTGCCATTGTGTCTGCACGTAAGAAAGTTTCATCAACAGCAAATTTAACTACGTTGCCATGTCGAGTAATATCATCCATGCTGAGGCGTTCCTCTATAGCGCAAATGTAAGGCTGCAAGGTGTACGCGACATACTCTTTCCTAGAATCCAAGACGTTTTGATAGGTCATTGAATTATTCATATCTGCGCTAAGCATGAAGGCAGGTACGTTCATCAAACGCGC